ACAACTGCAGCTCAAACTAATATTACAAGTCTAGGTACGTTAACAGCGCTTACGGTAGATGATGTAGCTATCAATGGCAAAGTTGTAACGATGACTGGTTCAACGAGTGATACTGCAGTGCTTACTGCAGGAACTAATGGAACCTTAAGTATTGTAACAACGGATGCTGCAGCAGCGGCAGCAAATATGACGCTTACAGCTGACGGTACTTTTGAAGCAGATGGTACAACAGTGACATTAGATTCTGCTGGCGATGTTGTATTAGATGCTGGTGGTGCTGATGTCTTTTTGAAAGACGATGGAACATTATTTGGAACTTTTACAAATTCAAGCGGACAATTAGTTATTAAATCAAGTTCTTCTGGAACAACAGCTTTAACTTTTAGTGGTGCAAATGCTACCTTTGCAGGAACATTAGCAACCGCTGCCGGTGGATTTAATGTAGCTGGTTTAGATATAGATGGTGCGACCGATATTGGAGCAGACATCGTAGATGCAGATTTATTTATAATAGATGATGGAGCAGGTGGAACTAATAGAAAAACGACTGCTGCTAGAGTTAAAACATATATTGGCGGCGGAACTTCTTGGCAAGCTGTTAAAACAGGAGCTTATACAGCTTCAGCTGGAGAAGGTGTTTTTGTTAATACAACTTCTGCAGCAATTACAGTTACACTTCCTGCAGGAACAATTGGAGATGAAGTTTCCATTATCGATTATGCAGGAACAGCGGATACTAACAATATTACAGTTGCTCCTAATGGTTCAGAAAAAATACATGGAGCTGCAGAAGATTTAACAGTTGCTGTGGAGCGAGCAGCCTTTACTTTAGTTTTTACAGACTCTACTCAAGGCTGGTTATTAAAGGATAATTAATGGCTGATTATAAAGCAATTAAAGGTATTGGAGTTAAATCTATTGCTGGTGATCCTACAGGTCTTACTGGTCATGTTTGGTATGATAGTGATGCTAATGCTTTTCAAGTTTTTAAAAATGTAGGAGCATGGACTGAAGGCAATAATGCAAATACAGCAAGACAAGCCCCTGGATTCTGTGGTCTTCAAACGGCAGCTTTAATTGCTGGAGGGAAAGTATCCTCTGCTAATGGAGAAGATGTATCTGAAGAATATGATGGTACAAGCTGGGCGGAAGGAAATGAATTAAATACAGAAAGATTTGGACCAGCAGGTGCAGGGACGCAAACAGCAGGCTTAATAGCTGGAGGATATAATTCAGCTCATGCTCCTGAATATAAATCAAAAGAATCAGAAGAATACGATGGAACGAGTTATACAGAAGGAAATAATCTTAATAGTAGACATTATGATGGTAGCGGTTTTGGTACTCAAACGGCAGGAGTAGTATTTGGTGGAAGTATAAATGAAAATCCAGATGAAACTGGACACACAGAAGAATACGATGGAACAGATTATACAGAAAGCGGAGATTTAAATACGGCAAGAGATTTTCAGTCTGGCATGGGTACACAGACTGCAGGTTTATGTGCTGGCGGAGATGCGAGTGATTCTGCTAAAGCTGAAACTGAAGAATACAATGGTACAGGATGGACTGAAAGTGGAGATCTTAATGAAGGTAGAAATAAATGTGCAACAGCAGGAACTCAAACTGCAGCTATGGTCGCTGGAGGTGATGAAGGAGGAGTAACTGCAATAGTTGAAGAATATAATGGATCAACTTGGGCTACTGGTACTTCTATAAATACAGCAAGACGTTATTTACCACAGAGCGGGGGAACAACAACATCCTCAGCAGCTTTAGCTGTTTGTGGTTATACCACAGCAAATTCATCTTTATCAGAAGAATATAGTCTTTCAGCATCAGCAGTAGCAATAACATCGAGTTAATATGAGTGATTATAAAACATTAAAAGGACAGAATATTAAAATACTAAGTGCAGATCCTTCTCCGCTTTATGAAGGACAAGTTTGGTATGATACTACGGATAATGTTTTAAATGTACAAACAAGTGTTGGAGCATGGGCCGAAGGAAATAATTTAAATACTACTAGAGAGCATGCTTATGGAAGTACTGCTGGAACACAAACAGCAGCAATGGCATGTGATGGAACTACCCAATCTACTGAAGAATATAACGGAACAAGTTGGGCTGAACAAACTCCTAATACCAATACAGCAAAAGCAAACCACATGGCTTGTGGAACTCAAACAGCCGGTCTAGCTTCCGGAGGTGGACCTCCATCGGTGGTTTTATCTGAAGAATATAATGGAACAAGTTGGACTGAAGGAAATGATATGGGTACAGCGAGATATAGTTTAGTGGGTTGTGGAACACAAACGGCAGGTTTAGGGATGGGAGGTTATATCACGCCTGGCCAAGGAACTAGAGGTGAAACGGAAGAATACAATGGAGCAAGTTGGGCAGAAAGCGGTGATCTCAATACTACTAGACATGATTTGGAATCTTCAGGAACTCAAACAGCAGGTTTAACTACTGGTGGTGGTAATTTTAAGACTAACAGTGAAGAATATAATGGTACAGGATGGACTGAAGGTAACGATCTAAGCGAAGGAAGAAACGCTGGAACTCAAATAGGAATACAAACAGCGTCTTTTGTAATTGGAGGTAAAGATCCTGCTACTTTGGCAAGTGTTGAAGTATACGACGGAACAAGTTGGGCAACAGGCACAGCGATAAATAATGCGAGATCTCATCCAGGAGGTGCTGGAACTACTACATTAGGCTTGATTTGGGGAGGATATAATACAGCCATTGATCCAGCAGGCAATCTAAACAATTCAGAAGAATGGACTGTAGCGGCTGCAACTCAAGCGGTGACGGTGAGCTAATGACTGATTATAAAACATTAAAAGGATTCGATGTAAAAGTAGTGACTTCTAATCCAAGTCCAGTAGCCTTAGGTCAAATGTGGTATAATTCTACAGATTCACAACTTCGTGTTAATAAAAATGTAGGAGCATGGGCCGAAGGAAATAATTTAAATACTGCCAGGATGAGTCCTTATGGATCTACTGCTGGAATACAAACAGCAGCAATGGCATGTGATGGAACTACCCAATCTACTGAAGAATATAACGGAACAAGCTGGGCTGAACAAACTCCTAATACAAATACAGCAAAAACAAATCACATGGCTTGTGGAACTCAAACAGCCGGTCTAGCTGCCGCAGGTGGACCTCCACCAGCACTTTTATCTGAAGAATACGATGGAACAAGTTGGACTGAAGGAAATGATATGGGTACAGCGAGATATCAGTTAGTGGGTTTTGGAACACAAACGGCAGGTTTAGGGACGGGAGGTTATGTAACTGGTGCAGGAACTAAAGGTGAAACGGAAGAATACAATGGAGCAAGTTGGGCAGAAAGCGGTGATCTCAATACTACTAGACATGATTTGATGGGTTCAGGAACTCAAACAGCAGGTATAGTTAGCGGTGGTGCAAGTTATTCAGCTGATAGTGAAGAATATAATGGAACAGGATGGACTGAAGGTAATAATTTAAACGAAGGACGAAATGATGGAGCTCACTTTGGAATTCAAACAGCAACTTTCTGCGTTGGAGGTAAAGAACCTACTCGTACCAATATTGTTGAAGAATATAATGGAACCACTTGGGCAACTGGCACAGCGGTTAATACTTCAGCTTCTACTATGTCCGCTGCTGGAACTACTACATTGGGTTTAGTTTGGGGAGGAACGAGTAATGGTTCAAACACTTTAGATAGGTCAGAAGAATGGACTCAAGCGGCTGAAGTTCAAGATGTAACTTCATCTTGATGTTAAACAGATTTATGATAAAAGGAGAAATATGTCTTTATATTGTGTAGCAATTAATTGGGGAGAAGGTTTTATCACTCATGGTGATAGAGAAAGAGGAGTAATTCGAAGCTATCCTGGAGATGTCTGGATAGCAGATGATAATATGCGTCAATGGATGGCTAAAGTTAATGCTACTACTAAAACGAAGTCAGAAGCTCAAACGATTGTTACTGCTAAAGTCGATGAATATAAAGCAGCCTGGGATAATGATAATGTCGAAGGAGAAAGCTCGGCTGAAAAAATACTAAGAATTGGTACTAAACCAGTCGATATTACTCTCCCTTGATTTTAATGTAAAAAAAGATATACTATAACTAATGAAAGAGAAAAGAGATATACAAACGGTTGCTTCTGAACAAATCAATCATCTTGATAAAATCTTAGATGAAAAAGATGTTAGTGAATTTAGAAAACTGATTCCCGAGCTTAAAGATACTTGGGTCAAGAAACAAATGTTTAGAACCGAAACTGAAATGCGATTTTCTGTTCTTAATGATGCTAAACACCCAACCGATGCTTCAAAGTATTGGCAAGCAGTCCGAGAACAAAATACTCATTTTGAAAATCTTATGAGACTTTCTTTTGATGCCCGTAAAAACGATATAGAAATTAAACAAGTTCAAAAGAAAATTACAGAAGAAAAAGACAAACTCGAACTAGAACTTCTTGAAGTAGAGCTTGACGAAAAAATCTACGCTAAAGCTAATATGGAGCTGGTGGCTAAGCATCGAATGAGGGAAGTCGAGCACTGGTCAAGACTTAAAAAAGAACTTACAGACAAAGATCCAAACTTTAATACTAGAGACGTTAACGACCATCAACTTCATTCTTATGGTTTAACCTTTGTAAATAAAAAGAAAACCTTAACCTCTGGTTCAAGCCAACCTGAAGTCTTTAATGTCTTAGGACAAGCACAAACCATAGAACGAATAAAGGAAGAAAAGAAATTACAATATAAGAAAAAAGAACAAATAGAAAAGTGATCAATACGATCTATACAAAAATTCCACGAGAAAGGATTACTTATGTTACACGCCCTGAATTTGTTAATGGACAAGAACAAAAGTTTCACGATGTTTTAAAAAAGTCCATAGCTAAATCTGGAATGAAAGATCCTATTTTTATTCATTATCAAAGTGAACGATGGGGAAATAAATTGAAAGTGATAGCAGGACAGAATAGAATGGTCATAGCTGAAGAATTAAATATTAAAATTATTCCTTGTATCATCACCCAATTTGATGCAGAAAAAAGTGAACTTAAAGGAAGAGTTTTAAATACTGACGAAGAGATAAAAAGTTTATTTCATGTACCTGAGCATGTAGTTATTAGAAGAAGAGATGGCTATGTATATTCAACCTTATGCAATGTAGGTGGTGGAAGATTTGTTCATCAATACCATGAACTCTACTAAAATATTCTTTCTTAGTGGTTTTCCAAGAGCAGGAAATACTTTACTTGCAAGTTTATTAAATCAGAATCCTGATATTGGGACATGTGCTAATAGTTTACCTATGGAAGCAATAAAACATTTATTTCTTTTACAGAAAACGGATGTCTTTAAAAATTATCCAGACTATAAATCTTTAAAGAATCTATTAGACATGGTTTATCCGACTTATTATAAAGATTGGAATTATAAGTATATTATTGATCGCTCTCCTGCTGGAACACCTGGTAATTTGATGCTAATGAAAAAGCATTTAAAGCAACCAATTAAAATTATTGTTTTAATGCGGCCCCTTTTAGAAGTTCTGGCTTCGTTTGTTAAATGGTCAAACAAGGAACCTACAGCTTATATTAATAAGTTTGGGAATACGGCAGAAGATAAATGTCGTGCTCTAATGGAACAATTTGGGCAAATTTGGAAAGAAGTTCAAAATTTAGAAAACTTGTTAAAACCAGAAAATAGACAATATGCTCTTTTTATTCAATACCATGACCTTGTTAAACATCCTCAAAAAATTATAAATCAAATATACAAGTTTCTTGATATTCCTAAATATAAGCACAGGTTCACTAAACTCGATCAATTAAACGTTAATGGCATGGGATATAGTGATGAAATTATAGGTCATAATTTACACACCATTCATACGAAAAAAATTGAACTACAGAAAACTAGCATTAGAAAGCTGTTGCCTAAAGAGATTATTAAAAAGTATGGTCATTTAAAATGGGATGTGATAAATAAATAATTTATGAAAGACGAAAAGTTTAGCTTTGTATTTTTGGGTCAATCAATTTTACGTTATCGTGTCCCTAAAGATGTTGTAGATGAAATTAATTCTACTTATGAAAAGTTTAGAACTAAAAAGAAATTTCCGCATATGGGAACTCGTTTGATTGGTAAAATTCGTAATGAGCATTCTTTATTTTGGAATTCTAGCGATGAAACAAAATATAAAAAACATAATTTTCTTTCCGAGAAAGTGCTTCATTTCTTTAAGGAAAAAATCAATCATTATTTAGTATGGAATAGAATTAAACAATCCCAGTACAAAATTAATTCTATATGGGTAAATGAAATGAAAGCAGGAGAATATAATCCTATTCATATTCATTCTGGAGATCTCTACACAGGGCTTTCTTCAGTCATGTTTTTAAGATTACCTAAAAGCTATGGTAAGGAATGGGCCAGAGAGGATAACCCTACAAATGGTCGACTTCAAATCATATCGAATGCCACAGGTTACTTTGCTAAAACGGATTATTCACCGAGCAATATTCAAGAAGGAGATTTTATTTTATTTCCTTATGATGTTCGACATACCGTTTATCCTTTTAGAGGAAAAGGAAAAAGACGAACTTTATCAATGAATGTTGATGTTCACTATAATCCCTTTGAATCGACAAGAGCATGATATTATTAGAACCCCGTTGGAAATCTTATGTCGTTGAAACCACAGCACCTGTTTTAACGCCACAGCAATGTGATGAAGTTATTAAAATGGGCCAAGCTCAACCTAGTCGAGATGCTGGTGTGTATATGGGAAAACCAGGGGATAAAAAAAGAGATGGAATAAATAAAAAGACACGAATTACAAAAATAAGTTGGATACCTTTTGATTTAGGGAAACACATGTATACTATCATTGAACGTTGGATGTTGAACACTAACGTTAATCATTTTGGTTTTGATGGAATGCAAATTAATGAACACGCTCAATATACTGAATATCTAAAAGGAGGTTTTTATGATTGGCACATGGATACCAGTGCAGAAATGTCTGCGATGCCAACAGTTAGAAAAATATCAATGACATTATTACTCAGCGACCCTAAAGATTTTACAGGAGGAGACTTGGAAATCCTTACAGAAGGAAAACAGCCCAAATTAAAAAGAGGTCAGGCTATCTTTTTTGCTAGTTTCCTGCGTCATCGAGTTAAACCCGTTCTTAAAGGCAATCGCAAGTCCCTGGTTATGTGGTTTGGAGGGCCTCCATTAAGATGAAAATTCAACTATGGTTTCCAACGGCTATTTATACAGAAACCTTGCCAAATGCTCCTGAATTAAATAAAGATCTTATCAAGCATATCAAGCAATGGCATAAAAAAGATAAAGGCATACAGAAAACTAATCGAGGAGGTTGGCATAGTACAGTTGATATGCACAAGAAAAAAGAATATGCACCTTTAATCAAAGAATTATTATGCATGGCAACAGGAATAGTCCGAGAAGAGGGTTATACTCAACCTTTAACACTAGGTAATATGTGGGCAAATATTAATTATCCAGGATGTTTTAATAAAGATCATTTACATCCAAATGCTATTTGGTCTGGAGTTTATTATATTAAGACACCGAAAAATTGTGGTAGACTACATCTTGAAGATCCTAGATCTGGTGCTAATATGATACTGCCCCAACAATTGTCTGTTGCTAAAATTCCACAAAGATTATGGAAAAGTGTGAATTATGAACCTAAAGAAGGTAGATTAATGATGTTTCCAGCTTACTTAAATCATTGTGTTAATGTTAATGAAAGTAAGTTAAAAGGAGAAAAGGGATGGCGAATATCCGTTTCATTTAACTTTATTCAACAGTGAAAATATATTATAGTAAAAGCTTATGTTACAAAAAATCAACATTGCTCCAGGATTCAATAAACAAGTCACAGCCACCGGAGGAGAAGGCCAGTGGGTTAGTGGTGATTATGTGCGTTTTAGATATGGCTCTCCTGAGAAAATAGGAGGTTGGTCTCAATTAGGAGATAAAACCATCACAGGACGAAATACAGCATTACACCATTTCGTCAATGCCAGTGGAATAAAGTACGCGGCTCTCGGAACAAATCGATTTTTATATGTCTATTCTGGAGGTGCCTTTTATGATATAACACCTCTTAAAAGTACAACAACATTAACCAGTGCCTTTACAACAACCAATGGATCAACATCTGTCACGATCACGTTTGCGAGCGCTCATGGAATTACTGCTGGGGATATTATTCTTCTCGATAATTTTACTGCTATTACCGATTCTGATTTTAGTTCTGGTGATTTTGACG